AACGTGATATAAAAGAAATAGGTAAGTATGGACAAATTAAAATGTCTAAATGGGTGCTAGATCATTGTCACCATACTGAAACATTTAGAGGTTGGATATGTCATCATTGTAATACAGGACTAGGTGGTTTTAAGGATGACTTGACAAAAGTAAAAAGAGCAGTTATATACTTAGAAAAACATAAGGAGAAAATGGATGAAATTAACACTTGACGTAGAAAATACTGTTACTACTAGAGATGGTAAATTACACCTAGACCCTTTTGAAACTGAAAATGAATTAGTAATGATTGGTTGTTTGACAGATAAGGGAGAACAATATTTATTTAGAGACAACTTTGATGGAGTACAAGAACTCTTAGACCAAGCAACTATACTCATAGGACATAACATAGTACACGATCTAATGTGGATATGGGAATGTGGTTTTAAATATGATGGTCCGGTGTTTGATACTATGCTAGGAGAATATGTATTACAATGTGGTGTAAAGAAAGCTTTGTCTCTTGAGGCATGTGCAGAGAGATATGAGTTAGCCACACAAAAACAAGACACACTAAAAGAATATTTTAGTAAAGGATATTCTGTTGCAGATATACCAAGAGAAGAGTTATCAGAATACTTGTCAGCAGATTTACATGCAACACAACAATTATCAGATGAGATATATAAAAAGTTAAATACAGTTGAGTATGCTAAGTTGATGGATACAGTAGTGTTAACTAACAAAGTTGCTTTGACATTAGCTAAAATATATCAAAAGGGTTTTGCAGTAGATTTAAATAAATTAGAGGAGGTAAGAGCAGAGTTTGAAAGAGAAAAGTTAGAAATAGAAAAACGTCTAAACTTGCAAGTTAAGCAGTTAATGGGTGATACACCTATTAATTTAAATAGTCCAGAGCAAATGTCTTGGGTTATATATAGCAGAAAGCCTAAAGACAAAACTACTTGGACACATAACTTTGATTCATATATGAAGACACTAGATTACAAAGAAACAGTTAAACAGACATCTGATGTTTTGTACAAAACTATTGCAGTAAAGTGTCAAGATTGTTTTGGATTAGGAACTCAAAGAAAGGTAAGAAAAGATGGAAAACCTTATGTTAAGCAACCCAAGTGTAATACTTGTCTTGGTAGCGGCTACACTCTTAATAATAGCACAAAAATAGCTGGGTTAAAGTTCTCTGCTCCATCAGCAAAATGGGTAAGTGCTAATGGTTTTAGTGTTAATAAAAAGTTTCTTGATGTATTACAAGATACTGCTAAGAAATTAAATATGACAGAGGCACTTAACTTTTTATCTGATCTACAGAGATTGTCTGCATTGGATACATACCTATCATCCTTTGTGCAAGGCATAAAAACATATGTCAAACCTGATGGTAAGCTTCATGTTAGATTATTACAACATAGAACTTCAACAGGCAGATTTAGTGGTGCAGACCCTAACATGCAGAATATGCCCAGAGGTGGCACGTTTCCTGTAAAGAAGGTATTTGTATCACGTTGGGATGGGGGAAAGATATTGGAGGCAGATTTTGCACAATTGGAATTTAGGGCTGCGGCATTTTTATCTCAAGATAAAGTGGCAATTGACGAAGTATCAACTGGATTTGATGTACATGCATATACGTCTAAAGTTATCACTAATGCTGGTCAGCCGACAACTAGGCAAGAGGCTAAAGCACACACGTTTGCACCGTTATATGGTGCGACTGGGTTTGGGAGAAGTAAAGCTGAAGCCGCCTACTACGAGCACTTCACAGAAAAGTACAAAGGAATCAAGTCATGGCACACCCGATTGGCTAAAGAAGCTCTAGCTACAGGAAAGATAACTACACCTTCAGGTAGACAGTTTGCTTTCCCTGATGTTCACAGATTAATGTCTGGTAAAATAACTAACTTTACTCAGATAAAGAATTATCCTGTGCAATCATTTGCTACTGCTGATATTGTACCTTTAGTTCTTATGTACATAGAGAAAAAACTAGAGCCTTATCAATCTTGTGTAGTGAATAGTGTGCATGATTCCATAGTTGTAGATGTACATCCAAATGAAGAAAAGGAGATACTAGAAGTTATAAAAATAACAAATGATAATATGATATCTCTAATAGAAAAAGAGTTTAAAATAGAGTTTAACGTACCGTTATTATTAGAGGCAAAAATAGGTTATAACTGGCTTGACACTAAAGATGTTGCATGATATAACTAGGCACTTATTGAAAGGAGAAATTTATGAATGAATTAATTAATATAAGTAAAGATAGCTATGCAGACTTAGCTAAAGCTATGGGAATAGCTGGAGAAGTTACTGCAAAGCCAAAGAAGTCTGGCAACTTAAATAGACTAAGAATATGGCATTCACCAATTATGGGTCAAGCAGAAGTCAATGGTAAAACTGCTAATGTTGAGGTTATAGAAGGTGGAGCATATAGACTAGAGTTGGTAGAAGAAAATAGCTCTAAGTATTTTTATGCAAAGAGTATAAGTATTCGCCCATTTATGCAAAGATTTATGCTAAGAAGATATATTGCAAATCTAAATGCAAAAGCTGGCGAACCTAAAGGTATGTTCCACAGAACAATCATGTCTGATAATCTGAATAGTGATTTGAAAGATAATACAGGCAGATTTAATTGTGGTAAACCATCAGGTTACATAGAGGACTTCAAGTCTCTTGCACCTGATATGCAGGACTTGATAAGACAAATAAAACGTGTTCGTGTTGTATTTGGTGTAGTGACTTTAGATAATCCTGTAGATGAAAAAGGACAACCTACAGAGCTTTCTGATTTACCATTTATTTGGGAAATAGATAACAAAGATGCTTTTAAAACTATTGGAGATCAGTTCAATGAGTATGTTAAGAAGTCTAGGTTACCTATTCAGCATATGATTCATTTAAATGGAACTAAAGCAAATCAGTTACCTAATGGAAGTTACTTTTACACTCCTCTTGCAGAGGTAGATTTCTCAGAATCTTTTGATGTAACAGATGAGGATCAAAAGTTATTTGGAGACTTTGTTGATTGGATAAAAAACTTCAACGACTACATCTGTAAGGAGTGGGAAGAAAAGGTGGAGTCTAGACAGAATCCTGTTTCTGAAGAAGAGATGGAAACTGTAGAGTCATTCATTGATATTGAGGGCAATAACTAATGAACCATATCGCTGAACTGAAGTTGCACCAATATATGACTGATGCAGTCAATGGTAAATCTACTATGTCAGATGAGATTATTCATCAAGTAGCCGATGACATAAAAGATGCATTGCAACGTCAGTTTGGTGGTAAGGTCAAAAGAAAAGACTTCACCCTACGTATGTCAAATGTAGGCAGACCCACTTGTCAACTTTGGTATGAAAAGAATAAACCTGAAACTGCTTTACCTAGATCAAATAATTTTATGATGAACATGATGTTAGGCGATATAGTTGAGGCAGTTTTCAAGGGTTTACTAAAAGCTTCCAAAGTAGAATATGAAGAGTCTGATACTGTTACACTTAAATGTAAAGATGCAGAGGTGTCAGGTTCTTATGACTTAGTTATTGATGGAGCAGTTGATGATGTTAAGTCAGCATCTGATTGGTCTTATAGAAATAAGTTTGATTCATTTGAAACTGTCAAAGATGGAGATGGTTTTGGATATGTTGGTCAACTAGCAGGTTATGCAAAAGCAGCTAACAAAAAAGTTGGTGGTTGGTGGGTAATCAATAAAGCTAATGGTCACTTTAAATACGTACCAGCAGAAGGGTTAAATTTAAAAGAAGAGATATCTAAGATTGAGGATACAGTTACTACTATAAGTAACAATAAATTTGAAAGGTGTTTTGAGCCTGAAGAAGAAACTTTTAGAGGTAAACCTACAGGTAATAAAGTGCTAAACACTAACTGCAAGTTTTGTGATTACAGATATGATTGTTGGAATCTAACTGATAAACCTGCCGTTATGTCAAAGGCACAGACACCTAAGATTGTTTCTTATATAGATTTTGTTGATAATGTCTCCTCATAGAGTTAGAAGAGATGCTATAAAGCATGGTTATAGAAGTGGATTAGAACACGCTATCTCACTTTATCTTAAAAAGCTAAAGCATAAATTTGATTATGAAGCTATTAAGATAGAGTGGGAAGATTTAACCTATCGCACCTATACCCCTGACTTTATTCTTAACAACGGAATAATTATAGAGACTAAAGGTAGATTTCTAGCAGCAGATAGAAAGAAACATTTGTGCATAAAAAAGCAACACCCAAAATTAGATATAAGATTTGTATTTACAAACAGTAGAAGTAAACTTAGTAAAGGAGCAAAAACTAGCTACGCAGAATGGTGTATAAAACATGATTTTAGATATTATGACAGAATTATACCTGAAGATTGGCTAAAAGAAAAAGGTAAAAATAAACACTTGAACTTTATTAAATTTTCAGGTACAAAGATAAGGAGATAATTTATGTTAGACAGAAGAAACCCAAACTCATGTTTTATAGAACTAAATCCTAAATGTGATAAAAGCTATTGGACTGGAGAATTAGAAGTTAATATCATAGCCTCTGAACACAGTAGCCTTGATAAAGAAAGCAGAGAAAGTTTATTGCATTTATCTCAATTAGTTGCATCTACTGTAGCTCTAATGGAACAAGATCCTAACTTAACAGCTAGATTAGAGAGTTTTGTAAATGAAGCAGAAGAGTTTATAAAAGAAAAATCTAGACCTAAAGTACACACAGAAGGAAACATAATAAGATTGGATTTTAATAAGGATAAAAAGTAATGAGGCACTTGGAATACATGAAAAATAAATTTAAAGAGTTAGAAGAAAAATCAAAGGAGCAAACAGTGAAATATCTATCAGGCAAAAATAAAGAAGAAAGGGATATGGTAAATCATCCTGAACACTATAACAAAGCAGGCATTGAAACTATTGATGCTATAGAGGCTATGCTAACACCCGGATTTGATTATTACTTACAAGGTAACATAATTAAATACATATGGAGATATAGATACAAAAATGGTGTTGAAGACCTCAAGAAAGCAGAATGGTATCTAAAGAAATTAATTGAGGTTTATAATGGTAAGAGTTAAAATGATCTTATCATTAGTTGTTGATGAAGAGGAATATCCCATACCTTCAGATGGTATGGTTGGACAAGAAATAGAAGACTACTTTATTGATATGGTGCATGAAGTAGATGGTTTAAAAATAAAAACAATAAAAACAGTAACAGAGGAGACGTAGATGTTAAAAAATTATTTACCCACAGACTACCAAAACTTCATAGCACTCTCTCGCTATGCAAGATGGAAAGATGATGAACAAAGAAGAGAGAATTGGAGTGAGACTGTAGACAGATATACAGATTACATGAGTAAGCATTTAAGTGTTAATTATGGTTACACTATAACAAAGGCTCTAAAAGAAAAAATCACAGATCAAATAATGTCTCTCGGTGTCATGCCGAGCATGAGAGCTTTGATGACCGCAGGTCCTGCATTAGACAGATGTCATGTAGGTGGTTATAACTGTAGCTACATACCTGTAGATAG